TGGAAACTTTACGAAGCCGGAGTGATCAATGCAGTTGGTCTATTTGGTAAAGATATTTCAAAAACACAAGCAATGACACTAAAAAGAAGCGGAGTTACTAAACTGGTTGTACTGACTGACAATGATCAGGCGGGCAGGGAGTCTAAAATAAAAATAAACAGAAAGCTAGGGAGAATGTTTAATTTAAAGTTTCCCCACTTTTCAGGCAACGATTTAGGCGTTATGGCTGTAGATAAAATTAAAGACAACATTTTGTTAAAACTAGAAGGATACTTTTAATGAAGATCGTAGGAATCGCTGGAAAGAAACAAAGCGGCAAAAACACCACTGCAAACATTTTACATGCTCTTGTGTTAAAAGAAATAGGCACGATAGAGAATTGGAAAATAGGACAAGATGGTAGGTTAAACATATATACAGAAGGGGGCTGGGGTGAGTTTGACATAACACGTAAAGACTCAGCCTTTGTGGAATATGCAGAATATAACATGTGGCCCTACGTTAAACTCTATAGTTTTGCAGATGAATTAAAACGTCTTTGTATGGATTTATTTGACATCCCCGTTGAGTGCGTGTACGGAACAGATGAAGAAAAAAATAAACTGCAAGATCATTTATTGTGGGAAGATATGCCCAAAGCAGTTAGTTCTAAAATGATGAAAAAGATTTTGCCTCCAGACGCAAGAACAAGCTGGGGGTGGAGAGAAGGTAAAATGACCGCTCGTGAATTTATGCAATTTTTTGGTACAGATATCATGCGTAAAATGCAACCAAATATTTGGGTAAACAAAGAGATTAAGGTTATAAACAAAGAACAATCCAGACTACCTATCGTTGCAGATGTTAGATTTCATAACGAAGCTAAAGCAATTGAAGAAGCTGGAGGCGTAGTAATTAGATTAACAAGAAGCATATTTGAAGATGGACATTCTAGCGAGACTGCACTAGATGATTATCCATTCACAACGATTATTGAAAATAAAGACGGCAGTATTGACAACCTTGTGGCAAAGGTTGAGGAATTCTATGAAAATTTAAAGGAGAACTAATGCTTGTAACCTATGTAAGAAGTTCCAGCTACAACAACTATGATTATTGCCAAATGCAATATTTTCTTACCTATGTCTTAGGATGGCCATCCTTGAGCGGAAAAAAAGCAGATATGGGAACGATGGCACACAAAGTGATGGAAATATTATCAGCACTTAAAAAATTTAAGCAAGACAACCCACGTAAAAAATATCTAGTTATAGAAGATGATAAGTGTGGCAAAATAAGAATAGAGAAGGAAACCCTATTCACTGATGAGTTTGTAGACGAGATGACAGAGTTAGCAATCAAAAAGTACGCAGAAGGCTCGCGTCACAAGTTTTACAGAGCAGAAAGAAAAGCTATAAGAGATACTGTGCAAACGTTTTTAACCCATAGCAACGGACTGTTTGATCCTAGATTAAGAAATATATACTACCCTGAAGCTCAATTTGACATTCCCATTGAAGAAGATTGGGCTAAATTTGAATACGAAGTCAACGGCGAGATGGTTCAGGGGCAGCTTGCGATCAAGGGAACTATCGACCTTACCACATTAGTAGACGATGATACTATAGAAGTGATTGACTGGAAGACGGGTCGTCGGATGGATTGGGCCACTGGAGAAGAAAAAGATTATAAGAAACTAGAAGATGACGCCCAATTGCTTTTATATTTCTATGCTATATCTAAAATTTATCCCCAGTATAAGAATAAGATCATGAGCATCTTCTTTTACAAGGACATAGAAGGGGAAGTGGACCCTAGACCATTTAGTATCTGCCTTGGTCCAGAAGACGAGCAAAGATTTTTAGACAAGCTAAAAAAACGTTTCCTTGAAATACAGCAAAATGTTAACCCTAAACCTGTAGATCCCACCAGAAGAGACTTTAAATGTAAATATTTATGTCATTTTTATAAAAACAAATGGGAAGGCAGTCAGGATAACATGTGTATATTTATAGAGAGGAAGTTAAAAAAGGACGGTATGGAGAAAACAATAAAAGACTGCACTAAGGAAGGTTTTAATATTGGATTTTACGAGGCTCCGGGCTAATAAACGCCAAATAGAAAGGTAAACAATGAATATCAACGACTACTGGTCTACAAATTACAGATTCGACGATATTAAACCTATTAACTCTAAAGTTATGTACGATAAACTAATATGGGAAAGTTATTTTAAAAATCTTTCTAAAAAAGAATTAGACGAAATAATCAACGGTGAAATGAACGATTCTCAGTTAAAACCATCTGGAGAAATATAATCAATGAAAGGATACATAGAAGGTGCAGATGACAACATATCTGCAAAAATAAACTCTATCAAGTATGGGAAAAGTGACCGCACATGGAAGGTTTCAAATAAAATTACCATAGGTTGGAAATCCGTTCTACCAGAGCCTCCAGCCAATAATAGTGATTTTACTAGGATGGAACTCAACCAGATAGCAGCAATGACAAAAGAATTGAAGTCTTACCACGTTGATTTAATTAAAATGGTTGATGCTAACCCTCGTAGCGTGTTTGAAAAAATGATAAAAGAACACAATCTTAAATATCAGAAAGACGAGGTTGACAAAGCTTGGGCAATAACAAAAAATGTTATTTTGAATTTAAAGTGGAAATTCAATAGACCACGACCTTATCAGTTGGCAGAAGTATATGGGATAGATATAAAAGTATTAGAAACTGATACCCACCACACGCCAGCTTATCCATCTGGCCACAGTGCGGAAGCTGCTATGATGGGCTACTTGTTAGCAGAATATTACCCAGAACATTCGACAGAAATTTTTAACAAAATAGATTTAGCTGCCAAGGCTAGAGTGTTGCAAGGTGTACACTATCCTTCAGATAACGATGCGTCTATGGTTATCACAGGAGCTTTGTGGCAAGATATTAAACATGATATAATAGGAGAAAAATAATGCCAACCCCCTCAAGAAAAGATGGTGAAGATAGAAATCAATTTATGTCTAGATGTATGTGCGACTCAAAAGCGAGCGAAGAAGCTTGTATCAGCAAAGCTACAGAAGGCATGGATCACGTCTCTGCGGCTGACTTCGCTATGAGCTTTCAGTCGTATGGCTATACTGAAGAAGTCACAGAAGCAAATTTTGTGATACCCGAAGAAGAGGACTATGTAGACTTTGGTGAAGAAGTAACTGAATGGGATTTTGCGTCAGATAAGCCGGGACTGTGGGAAAACATACGCAAGAAAAAAGAGCGTGAAGGCAAAAACTATAAACCCGCCAAGACAGTAAAAGAAGGCAGACCTACTAAGGACCAGCTAAAAAGAGCACAGTCTGATAAACCCGGAGCAAAAGATCCTCGAAGAACCCCTGCACCAAAAAAGGATCAGAAGAAAGGATCTAAAAAGAATAAGCCGGACAGTGCTAAAGACGGTAAGAGCAAAATTACTTTTAGTAAAGAAGTTACGGCACAACTAGCCGCAAAAGTTAAAGAGCACAACGCAAAAGGTAAAGGTTCTAAAGCTAGCCTTGGTATGCTTAAGGCTGTATATCGTCGTGGTGCTGGTGCTTTCTCTACTAGCCACGCCCCAAAAATGAGTCGTCATGGTTGGGCTATAGCTAGGGTAAATGCTTTTTTAACCCTGCTAAGAACTGGCAGCCCATCGAACTCAGGGTACAAACAAGACAACGACCTTTTACCAAAAGGTCATCCAAAAAAATCAGAAGCGACAGAAGCGACTGTCAAATACAAAAACCCTAAAACTGGAGAAGTTTATCAGTTTGAAAGAAAGGGTATTTACAAAAAAGATAATGTGACTTTAGTCCCCGTAAATGCTTCTGAGTACCAAGGTAGAAAAGTTAAGCTTGGTAAACCATTCAGAACTCCAGACGGCCCTAAGAAGATGTCAGTTTATGTTAAAAACGAAAAGGGTAATGTAGTAAAGGTTAACTTTGGCGACCCGAACATGGAGATCAAAAAAGATAACCCCAAGAGAAGAAAATCGTTTAGAGCTAGACATAACTGCAAGAATCCCGGTCCAAGATGGAAGGCGAGATACTGGTCCTGTAAAGCTTGGTAACAGCTAAAGTCTTACCACAAAATAATATTTAGTGTATAATCTTTCGTAAATAATATAGTTTTGCGAGAGGTTAGCAATGTTTAAGTTACTAAATGTTTTTGTAGTCGTCTGCTTGTTCAGTTTTAATTCTATTTTAGCCCAAGAATGGGAAAGCACAGAGCCAGCAGATTATCATTCCAGTATAGTTAAAATTTCGGGCGATGGATATGCAGGAAGCGGAACAGTCATAGAGTTTATTGAAGCGAGCAAAAAGCACGAAGGTTTTTATTGGGGATACATTTTAACAGCGTCCCACGTCGTGTACGATACAGCTACTTTGTTTAAGGTTGAGTTTCAAAACGGAGCGATAACTATTAACAACACAGTTGTTTCTAAAAGCAAGATTGGCAATGGCTTTGATGACATAGCTTTGATACGTGCTTTGATACCTAACAATGTAAAACCTATAGAGATTAGCGAAGAGCCGATTCCAATAAATGAAGAGGTAGAGCTTTGTGGCTACGGAGCTGGTAACTTTCGTCATTGGAAAGCTAAATATGCTGGTTCGGTGTATCGTGACGGTGGTCACATAGTATTTTCGTGGGCCATTCAAGGAGATAGTGGCGGTCCAATTATTTACCAAGGAAAAGTAATTGGTGTTATCTGTTTTGGAACAGGTATAAAAAAATACGAAGATTCGCAAAGGATGATAGTAGGGCCGATCTACGGAACCGATGTGGGTAAATTAAAATATAAAGCACCCGCAGAAGCCAAGCCGCTATCTGAAGAGATAGCTAAGCGGTAATATCGCAGTTTTATTCCGTTTTCTGATCAAAAAAATGGATTTCATTTTGAATTATTGTCCTATCTGTCTATAATAGGGTAAACACATTGAACGGAGAGATTGATGAACTGGTTCCCACTTTTGAATTATACGCACTACTCTTTACAGTACGGGTTCTCTAAACCTAAAGAGTTATCTAAAAAGTGCAAAGAAAACTCTTATCGAGCATGTGGTATTGCCGATTACAAGTCTATATCGGGTGCTGTCTCTTTTTACAAAGCCTGCATAGCAGACGGCGTTAAGCCAATCATTGGTTGTGCGTTTGATGACTTCACGTTGTTCGCTAAGAACCACACTGGCTGGCTAGAGCTTATCCAGCTTGTGTCTAGCATCGAAGACGGGGAAGTAGATAAACATTTACTAAGCGTCTTATGTGGTCGTGGTAATCTAATCGCGGTTGCAGCTTCTGAGTCTTTATCGCCAATCACAGGCGACGATTTCTACAATAAGTCTTCAGCATTTCCAGAAACTTACTATGCCGAAAAGTCCCAAGCCAAATTACATAGAATTTTAATTTGCTCTGGATTAAAAACTACACTACCTAAAGTAAAAAAAGACATCTCCATCGCTGGTAAATTTCAGAAATTCTTTGAATCTAACGACTTCTACCTTAAGAATAAAGTAGAGATCATGGAAGTAATACTCTCCGAGAAGGATAGCTTTAAGTTTGATGACATATATAACAAGTGTGAACATTACAACATATTGAGCAAACCCATGCTACCAGCTTTTGATACGCCAGACGGTAGCTCCGAAAAGGATTACCTACGACAGTTAGCTAGGCGGGGATGGGTCGAACTGTTGTCCGGTAAGATCACAGAAGAAGAAGACAAGAAAGAGTATGGAGATAGGTTTAGAGAAGAATTTTCAGTTATTGAAGGGGCGAGTCTCTTTGGTTACTTGTTGATTGTATGGGACATTATCAACTTTTGCAACAGTCAAGGCTGGCTTGTTGGTCCGGGTAGAGGATCTGCCGCTGGATGCTTGGTATCTTATCTTGTTAGTATAACCAAGGTAGACCCAATAGAGTTTGATTTAATTTTTGAAAGATTCTACAATGCGGGGAGAAACACAGAAGACCACATATCTTTACCTGATATTGATATAGATGTGCCCGGAGGTAAAAGAGATGAGATTATATCCTACCTAAAAACAAAGTATGGGGAGAACAATGTTAGCCAGATGTTAACGTTTGGTAGGTTACAGGGTAGAAGTGCCCTTAAAGAAGTGCTACGTGTCAACAATGCTTGCGGGTTTAGTGAGATGAATGAAATAACAAAAGCCATACCAAACGAAGCAGATATATCTGACCAACTAGCAGAAATGGATGAGGAAGATAGGTCCATAATTAGATGGTCTTTGATTAATAATCCTAACGACCTGATTGATTATTGTTACATAAATGACAAGGGACAGCTAGATGGAGACTACGCAGATTTTTTTGAGCAAGCAATAAATATAGAAGGGACATTTAAAACACAAGGAAAGCACGCTGCCGGTGTCGTGATTTCTGCTAAGCCTTTGTACTTGGTCTGCCCAATGGTAAACCAGAAAAGCGGAGGAGAAAAGATCGCTGGATTGGAGATGAACGACTTAGAAGCACTAGGACATGTTAAATTCGACGTGCTGGGGATTAACCTTTTGGACAAGCTAATGAAAATTAAGGAGCTTATATGAACAGAGATATTATCGTGTTCGACTTTGAAACTGGTGGTCGAAACCCTTTAAGGTGTCAACCAACTCAAATAGCCGCAATCGCACTGGACGGTAGAAACTTTAGACTTAAAGGTGAGTTTAATAGTATGATGCGTCCTATTATAGACGACGACAAAGCTATCGCCGCAGGAGTTGATCCTATAGAAGAGGGTGCTTTAAAAGTTACTGGTCAGACCAGAGAACAATTAGCTAAAGCTCCACTGCCTAAAGGCGTATGGAAGAAATTCTGTACATTTGTAAATAAATATAACTGGAAAGGCACACCATATTTTGCACCCATTCCCGCAGGTTTTAATATCCTCGGTTATGATATGAAAATCGTAGATCGACTCTGTAAGCAGTATGGTCCCTACGACGACAAAAGAGAGTGTCAAAAACTATTTCACCAAATTTATAAGATAGACGTTATGGATGACGTATGGCTATGGACAGAAGGAGACCCAAATGTTAAAAGTATTTCAATGGATAGTTTACGAGAGCGTATGGGTTTGTCTTCTGATAATGCTCATGATGCTTTACAGGATGTCAAGGACACTGCGAATATTTTCATTAAACTCCAAAAATCAAGACGAGCAGTTTACAGAAATATGAAATTTGAAAAGGCTTTTGCTGACGGAAACCTCTACGTATAAAATTTGAGTAAGATAATGATTGACTACAACGATAAAAAAACTTGGGACTTGTTCAAAGACGGCAAAACTAAGGGGATCTTTCAGTTAGAAAGCAACCTTGGCAAGTCTTGGTCTAAAAAACTATCACCCAACAACCTTGAAGAACTAGCAGCTTTGATAGCTTTGATCAGGCCGGGATGCTTGAAAGCTGTCATTGATGGCAAGTCTATGACTCAAAGATTTGTAGATAGAGCTAAGGGGGTGGAGGAGATAGAATATTTAGACGATTCTCTAGAAGATATATTAAAACCTACATACGGCGTTCT